TCGCATTATTTTCTTTTTCAGTAATCTCCCTTACGTGTTCTCGATCCTTTGTATCTACTCCACCGTGGACAAAAAATACTTGCCTTTCATCAACCGTATTATTATTTATCATGTGATATAGTGGTTCACCATGACCCTCAACTCTTGCAAAAAGAACTAGAGTATTTCCTTTAAGATCTAGTGCAAGATTTCTTATGAACTTGTTTCTACGATCATGATTGATAATATACTGAACTTCTTCTTCAAAGTTTTCAAACTTATGTGCTGGGTGCTTCAGTAGAAGTACATTGATATCCAGTTTAGCAACATGACCCTTCGCCATTAACTCTTCGGTACGAATGATTTTGTACGAAACTCCAAACAATCCCTCAAGAACCCATTTATGAGTTTGTGTTCCATCAAGTGTTCCGGTAAAACCAAAACGATATTTTGCATCCGCAAGTTTAGACATTATAGATATTAATGACTTTGATTTAAACTGGTGTGCTTCGTCTCCGATAACTACATTAAATCTAGAAAAGTATTTGCGGGGGAGTTTGTAGATAGACTGCCAGGTAGTAATAATAACTTGAGAATCTGTTTCTCTTTCCTTCCCCGCATATATCTTGTGACAATATGAACCTACATCCCAACCATAGTCTGCAAAGTCTTTATACATCTGCTCTACTAGCGAAGTCGTCGGAACGACTATCAGAATATTTTGTTTCTTCTCAACGTAATATCTCACAAGAGAATATATCATCAGAGACTTTCCAGAAGCAGTTGGGGATATCAACAACTTTCTATTATGTTTTAAAGCGTCGTATACTCCCTCAACTTGGTAATCTCTCGGAGAATACTTACAAATAGCATTCATATAATCTTTTACACCTTCCTTTGAGATAAAGTCATTCGTCTCAAAAGGAAGACCATAATACTTATTATCTACAAACTCATAAGTATAACCGTGGTCATCACAAAACTTTGTAACCTTGTCTAACAACCCAACATAAATCTCTCCGGTTTGGGTATTAAATAATCTTATCTTTCCATCCCAGTATTTACTACGATACGAGGACATAAACTTTGCACCAGGAACCTCAAAGGTAAACTGGTCTGATAATTCGTAGTATACGTGAGGTTCTGCCTTAACCTGTAAATATACTTCATTCTTTTTTGATATAATCAAATGAGACATAACTCATAGGTTCACCTACAAGTATTTAGTTCATGTTGTCAAACTGATGTTCTAAAATAAGTCGATAAAAATTATCTCTCATCGCAATTAAGTTTAGTTGTTCTTGTGGTTCTCCACCAGACCATTTTTGAACTGCTTGTTTAAGACCTTCATGAATGAGACGGATGCCATGAATATTTACTTCAATATTATAATAGTTTCCTTCTTCTTGGTCCATTAGTTAAAACCTGCTTGAAATTTATGCCAGTCTATTGAGTTTTTAATTTGGAAAGTTCTATTCGAAACTGTCTTGATAATCTCTTCTAAGAACTTGAGCATCACATCATAATAACGAATTTTGAGATCAATAGTATTTAACTTCTCATCGGCATCCATATACCTCTGTAATGCCTCTTTATCTCTAACTTTGTATGGGAATGGTTCTTCTGCATAAACCTCTGCTGTTGCCTTTCCTGTGTAGTAGTTATATCGTTCCAATTTTATACGATTATAAGTTCCTCTTGCCTTCTCTCTTAAAAGAGTGATGGTATTGTATAAAGTATAATATTTTGAATGAAGTTGTGGGACTTTTAATGATTCATCATGTAGATTATCAGGGTCGATTTGAGAATCTTTTTCCCACATCTCCTGAATTTGATCAAGGTTCATAGAGGTGTTCTGTTGTCAGCAGCTAATACATTGTAGATAGTATACTTGAAAGTAACCTCTGCTGTAAAGTAGTTGATGTCTGTATCACTGGCTTCAAATTCTAAAGAAGTCAAATAAATCGGAAATAGATCTCTGAATTTTACAATAGCAACATCTCTAAAGTTGCTATTTAAAATATGAAGACTTCCGTCACTAAACTGTTCTCTTAAATCTCTTACTCCACCATTACTTGTTGTTAAATCTTTAAACTCTTGTGTCGTCTCTGGAAAACCTAAACCTGTCATCCAATTATGAATTGCCATATAGTTGACCATATTCTCATCAACTAAAAATCTTAAAGAGAAATCACCATAAGTGAGTTTATCTCCAGGAAGATCAATATCCTTAAGATAAGTTGGTTGAAATGCTGTTCCTAAACTTATATTTGGAATACTAGCAGAGTTTGAAAAAAAATCAACCTTCGGTTCTTTTGCTAATGTAAATTTAAATCCAACAGGTGATAAAAAATTTCTATTTCCTATCTGCTTATCAAATGCCGTCGCCATTGTTTTATTTGTATTTAGATAAAAAAAGACCCCCCGAAGGAGGTCTGTGAGTGTGAATTCCCGTAGGAAAATATCACATCAAGTTTTGGACCTTAACCCTTCTGTAGTAACGGTTTGTGTTGGTCTGCAGTCTACCAGGATTGGTAACAGGAGCAGCACCTTCTGCGAAGGGGTTAGCAACAATACCGTAACGAGTCTTGAATCCGATCTTGGGCTGGAAGGTGTTCTCTCCAACTGCACGAACCATCTGAAGAGGAACGTAAGGGCAGTAGAACAGACCTGCATCATAAGGTGAAGAACCCTTATAACCAGCAACATAGTATTGTGCAGCTGCTTGGTTTGCAGAATAAGGATCGATATAGACCTTATACTTACCAGCAAGAACACCTGCGAAGGTGTTACCAGTGTCATCAACGTTCAAGTTTGCATTGAGTGCAGGGGTGTAATCAAGTACACCAGCCATGGTCAGTGCGGAAGCAACGTCTGCGGAACACAGAATCATGTTGCCCTTTCCTCTACGAGTTCTTTGTGCGATTGCGTTCGCATCTCTCTCGATTTGGAAAATAAGACCTTTGAACTTCTCAACAGACCAACGACCGTTGGAGTCAACGTCAAGGTCGAAAGTACCGGCAGTAGCAACGTTTGCTTGAGCACCGGGTTCAGCAACCTTATAGATGGTTCTGATAACTTCTCTATTGATTTCCGCAAGGATTTCAGTAGAGAGGATGTTGGCAAGTTCTGCCTCGGCATTCAAACCGTGGATTGCCTTGAGGTCTTGTGCCAGTTCCAGAGAATACTCTGCTTTCAGAGCACGGGACTTAGCAGTAACGGTGACTTTCTCAATCGAGAATGCCATCTCGTTGAAATCGATAGCACCACCGTCTCCAAGAGCTTCGGAGTTTGCCGTGGACATACCCTGACCGACATTATATCCGGTTTGGGTTTGAGCAGTTGGGCTCAGAAGTCCTGGATTAGTGCCACTCTGATTTCCAGTGGTTCCTAAACCAACGTTTGCTTCCTGACCAGCAACATAAGAGTTAGTGCCGTCAAAACCGAGTCCACTGTTAGAGAATCCGGTGTTTGCTTCGTCGAAGAGTGCTTCTGTACCACTTTGATTCGTGAAGCGTGAACGCATTGCGAAGATCAGTCCAGTAGGACCGTTCATCGGTTGAACGCCTGCAAGGTCATATGCGACCAAGTTAGGCATTGCACGTCTGATCAATGAGATCAGAACGGGGTCGAAGTTAGCAACTCCGGAACCGGTTGAGTTTGTAGGTGCTTCTGAAAGGAACTCACGCTCCTCACTAAGCATTTTTTCTTGGTTCTCCAGAAGAACTGCGGTAACCATTCTCTTATGAGCATCATTGATGCCTCCAAGACCCTCATGGTTGAGGATAGGTGCCCACTTCTCCTGAAGGTGTTCAGCATTGAAACCTTGCATTTGAATTTACCTTGTTAAAAATTTTAGTTTGATTTATAATTAAAAAATCACTTTTGCGAAACTCTAGTCAGAGTATCGAGATATGATTCCATTAGACCAGTAACTGGTTGTGCAATGGATTCCGAACTCTCTGAAATACTCTCTGAATTGTCTCTTTGAGTACCAACATTTTCTGGGAAATAAGAATTTCTCAATGTTGCCAGTTTCTCACGATAGTTGTCTTCACTATCAAACTCAACATTTTCTGCAAGAGAAGCGAGTTTATCCTTCTGAGAAAGTGCTAGACCTTCGCAGACCTCGGAGAAGATTACATCAGCAACCGACTCGG